GTTATAAACACAGGCGTGAACGTGTATGTAGCAAAACAATTCTCCGAAGAATTGTGTGTTACACCTCAGTTTATTCTTGACTACGCACCTGCGGGAAAAGATGTATGGCTTTGGCAAATAGGCAAGGTTGTTGAGTTGCAAGATTTAAGTCGAGACTCCCTGTATGTTGACAGGAACCCGCAGCAGTTCGCTTACACGCCGCTTTCTTATGGAGAGTCGTATTAAAGAAGCAATGAAAGATGAGTAAGGAAGAGCACTGGAGTTTTCGTATGCCTAACGGCAGCGATGAAAGACCACGTCATTACACGTACAATCCCGAAACTGGAGTGATAACCAACGAGGGAAACGGCAAGAGCGTGAAGGCGGAAAAGTTTATGGACTTCGAGGCGTGGCTCCTGAAGATAGGAGCATTTCGGATAGAAAGGATAGATGTAGAACACTGAAACAGGATAGAAAGAAATGGGAGGTGTAGCTGATGAAGGCTGTGCCTCTTATTTTTTTTGTGCCGAAAAATTTGGAGAATATAAAGAAAATGCGTACTTTTGCAAGTATAAAGTGTTAACTTATAAGCAGTTTTACTTATATTGGCTATGGCTAAAAAGAAAGTAGTAGGAGAATACAGGAAAATTGAAGACCTTATACAGGACGATAAGAACTTCAACAAGGGTACGAGGCGTGGAGAAGTCTTGATGAGAAGGTCGCTGCAGACGTTTGGAGCAGGCAGGAGCGTTTTGGTGGATAAGAACAACAGGCTTATAGCTGGCAACAAGACGCAGGAGCAGGCGATGTTCTCAGGTATCAAGAAGGTACTGTTGGTAGAGAGTGACAGGGACACACTGGTAGCTGTCAAGAGGAATGATATAGACCTTGATACGAAGGAAGGCAGGGAGTTTGCTCTGGCAGACAACGCAACGGCAAGGGCAAATATAGACCTTGAGTATTCCAAGATGAGAGACGAGCTGACGAAGGAGACGTTGAGAGCGTGGGATATTAAGGAGCCGAACAGGACGGAAACGGAAGTGCTGTCAAAGATAGAATACAATAGCTGTTACTATGAGCCACAGGAGAAGCCAGAGATAGAGCTGAAGGATTGCATAGACCTCGAGAAGTTCAATGCGAAGATAAAGGCTCTTGACGAGTATGAGCTGACACAGGAGGAGAAAGACCTGTTGAGGTGGTTTGCTTACAGGTTTATTAGGATAGACTTCGAGAGCGTGGCGAATTACTATGCCTTCAACGCCAGGGAGGAAATGAAGAAGGCTATAGAGAGACTGAGACTGGTGCTGGTTGACAACGGCATAGACGGGTATGTGGAGGACGGAATGTTGAAGATAATCAATGCTGAACAGCTGACAGAGGAGGATTGAGAGTGACAAAGATTTTTATCCCTTCATACCACAGGGCAAACGACCTGAAGACGGTGTACTACCTGAGAAAGATAGGCTGGGAGATGCAGGACGTATATGTATTTCTTGACAGCGAGGCCGATGATATAGACAAGTATGAAGCTGCGCAGAGGGAGTATGGCTTTCACCTTGAAGTGTTCGATATGGAAGAGGCAAGGAGAAGGTATGACTATGTGCATAGGCCGAGCGTATCAAGGAGGAGTGTCGGACAGGCAAGGAATATGTTTCAGGACTTCGCCAAGAGGGAGGGAATACAAAACTACTGCGTGATGGACGATGATACTACGGGCTTCCAGTTGAAGATGAGAGGTGTGCACGTGGGAATGTCGAGAGGCGGACAGGTAAGAAGAGCCATAGAAGAGGTGGCGAAGTTCGTGGAGAAACACAGGATAGGATTGTTCGGACTGCCTCAGAGCGGAGATTTCTATGGCTCATTAAAGAGAAACCTCTGGATAAGAAAGGTAATGAATTGCTCTGTCTATGATACGAGATATATCTACAGAGGCGAGAGGGGAATACTGGACGTTGACACCAATATGTTCGTAGGAATACACAATGCTGGGCTGTTCACAGGGTCGATGGCGGACGGTGTCACACTGCAACAGAGGCAGAGCGCCCAGAGCAAGGGAGGGCTGACAGACCTCTATCATGAGTGTAAGCTGTTCCTGAAGGCTATGATTGCACCTATACAATTTCCAAGTGCTATATGGGCGGAGAAGCAGAAGATGAACGGCAACAGGATACACCATAGAATAGACTACAGGTATCTGGCACCGAAACTGTTGAAGGTGAAGAAGAGCGAGAGGGGTAATATTGCGTGGGACACGTACCCAGAGGATTACCCTTTCACGAATGAGCCAAAGAGGGTAAGGAGAGAGGAGAGGAAGGAAAGTTAACGGATTTTACTAACATAAAGGGAGAATGACAATGGGGTGGACTACTGAGAAGATAAAGAAGAAAGCTCTTGAGGAGTTGGAGAAAGATGATAACCTGCTCTTCATAGAGGATGTGGTGGTAAGATGTGGGGTATCTAAGCCTACCTTCTACAAGTATATCCCGAAGGACGGAGAGGACTACAAAGAGATATGGGAGAAGATAAATGACAACAGGGTAAAGGTAAAGGGATATATAAGACTGAAGCTGAGGTTGAGTGGCAAGGCTTCGGAGCTGTTGGCTCTGTATAGAATGATATGTACAGAGGAGGAGAGGCGAGCTATTAACCAGCAATACGTAGAGATGTCTGGAGAGTTAGACAACAGCATACAGGTGGAGTTCGTGAGTGGAGGCAATGGTAGTATGCCTTTGGCGCACAGCGAAGATGAAGTTGACGTAAACAGATAGGAAGATGTATGGCAGTACCGTTCAAGGTAAATGAAGAGCTGTTCAAGGAGAACTATGAGACGGAGAAGCGTTTCATAGTCAATCAAGGGGGAACGTCATCGGGCAAGACATACACAATCATGCAGGTGCTGTTTCTCTATGCCATTATGGAGGCTGGCTGCGTCATAACTGTTGTGGGACAGGATTTCCCTAACTTGAGGGTGGGCGCTTTCCGTGATGCGAAGATGATAATTAACGATAGCGACTGGTTAGGACGTTTCTTCAAGGTTAACGAAAGCTCACACTACATACAGGGAAGAAATGGAAGTATCATAGAGTTCAACAGCTATGATGATGAGCAAGATGCGAAGAACGGCAAGAGAGACTACCTTTTCGCTAATGAGGCTAACGGTATTTCGTATGAGATATTCTGGCAGTTGCAGATAAGAACGAGAAAGAAGGTTTACTTGGACTACAATCCAACGTCCCGCTTCTGGGTGCATGACAAGATAATAGGCAGAAAGGACGCCTTGCTGATAATCTCTACACACTATCACAATCACTTCTTGACGAGAGAGGAGCATGAGAGAATAGAGGGAATAGAAGATGAAGGATTGTGGAGGGTGTATGCAAGGGGCTTGACAGGTAAACTGGAGGGCTTAGTGTTCACGAATTGGGATTTAGTGGACGAGCTACCTCCAAGAGAGGAATGGAAGATGAGCGCAAGGGGGTTGGACTTTGGTTTTACCAACGACCCGTCAGCTTTGGAGCACGTGGTGCTGGCTCATGGGGATTTATGGATTGACGAGGAACTGTATGATGTAGGCTATACCAATCCTATGCTGGCAAGGTCTATGAGAGAGACAGGGATTACCAGAGGAGACTTGGTGATAGCAGACTGTGCAGAGCCTAAGAGTATAGCCGAGATAAAGGCGGAGGGAATAAACATAGTACCGAGCGTGAAGGGTAAGGATAGTATCAACGTGGGTATAGATATACTGAAGAGATACAAGATGCACATTACCAGAAGAAGCGCAGGGCTGGCGAGCAATATGCAGGCATACAAGTGGAAGAAGAATAGAGAGGGAAAGAGAACGAATGAGCCGATAGATGCCCACAATCATGGAATAGATGCTGTGAGGTATGTTGCTTTGAGCAAGCTGAATATAAGGAGAACTGGAGGGGCTAAGGCACATTACAACGAGATATAAGAGAAGAGATATGAAAAAAGGAACGAATTTTAAGGACTGGCTGTTTGTTGCTTCGTTGGCGAGGGAACTGCCGTTTGACCTGACGAGAATGGAGAGACCTTTCAAGGTGGGTAAGGTAGAGACACCTGAGGACTTGAACGGACTCACGATAGGACAACTGTTGGAACTCTCGGAGATAAGAGGGGGGAAAGAGTTGTTTTTCTCTACCTGCAGGATAGTGCTTGGCATGACAGAAGAAGAGATATGCCAAGCGGAAGCTGTAGAGGTGGTAGCGTTTTCTGGCTGGGTAAGCAGGGAGGTAAGGAAGATAAACAACCTGTTTGAGCGTATCAATACCAAACCGACAAGCAGAGAGATAAAGGCAGGAATAAAAAACCTGCAATTCGGGGTGTTTGGACTGATAGACTGGTACGCCCAGAGAATGAGGATTACCGACCACCACGAAGTGGAAAAGGTGTCTTGGTTGATAGTTTACAAGTGTCTGGAGATTGACACTAAGAGAAATATCTACAGAAGAAAACTAGAGGAGGTAATACAGAATGAGCATCGAGGAAATCATTAAGAAGATAGCTGAAGAGAAATTCTCTAACTGTGGCTACGTGTTTGCTAACTGGCATGAAGCAGATGAGAGACTGAACAAGACAGTTTGCCCTTTCATCATGACGCTGGTGCCCGTCAGGGGAACTATAAGAAGGAAGAATGGGAGGAAGAGAAACAGCGAGTCTCTGTTGATAGGCTTCTTTGACAAGGTGCAGAGGGGTGCAAGCGGAGAGGACAATGAGAAGGTGTATAACAAGATGAGGGAGCTTGCCGAGAGCTTTATCGAGGCTGTAGATGCGTCTGGTATGTTCGAGCCTTTGCCTGAAGAAGTGGAATACCAGCCGTGGGTGGAGAAGTTCACCGACATAGTAACAGGCGTAGTGGTAACTCTCAA